AACAGACATTATGTCTAGAATGAAGAGAATGCAAGGGTACAATGTTTTACACCCAATGGGATGGGATGCTTTTGGGCTTCCAGCAGAGCAATATGCTATTAAGACTGGAAATCATCCTGCTGAGTTTACTTATAAAAATATTGAGACTTTTAAGAAACAATTGAAAATGCTTGGTTTGTCTTTTGATTGGGATAAAGAGCTTTCTACTTGTGACCCTAATTTTTATAAGTGGACACAATGGATTTTTAAACAATTATATAATGACGGTTTAGCAAAGTTAGTTGAAATGCCTGTTAACTGGTGTGAGGGCTTAGGTTGTGTGCTTTCTAATGATGAGGTTATTAATGGTAGAAGTGAGCGTGGAGATTTTCCTGTTGTTCGTAAGAATATGAAACAATGGGTTTTGGATATTCCTAAATATGCTGACATTTTGTTAGACGGGTTAGATGATATTGATTGGCCTGAGTCTACTAAGGAAATTCAAAGAAATTGGATTGGTAAGTCTGAGGGTGCTGAGGTTAAGTTTAAAGTTGCAGGTTCTGAAAACTTAGAGTTTACTGTGTTTACTACTAGACCTGATACTTTATTTGGTGCAACATATTGTGTTTTTGCTCCTGAACTTGATTTAGTAAATGAAATTACAACTCCTGAGCAAAAACAAGCTGTTGAAGAATATAAAAAACAAGTACAATATCAACACCGAATAAATGAGGAACTTGAAGAATATCTCCAAAAACAAAATGAGGAACAAAAAAATAAGATTGACCAGCAGGCACAAAAGATATTAGACAAACAAAACTGTATACCTAAATGTCCTGTATGTGGTTCAACCGACATTAAAAAAATTACTATGACAACAAGAGCAGTAAAAACAGCAACATTTGGTGTTGCTGGAGCCATTGATGATGCTGGTAAAACATACAAGTGTGAAAATTGTGGAAGTAAATTTTAAATAGCACAATTTAACCACATCCTTTCAATTTATTTTAGAGTATAAGGCTACTCTGTAAATAACACAACATTAAATATGTTATATATTCTATAATCTTGGCTTTGTTGAAAATATGTTCTGGGTATTAAAAATATACAATTGGTGATACAATAGATTTACCAATATTTAGGAGGATATCATACCGGGCCATTTTTATGATAAAAAATGCCCAAACCCCTTGATTTATAAGGGTTTAAGCCGGGCCACATATAATTAAAGGAGAGTGCATATGTCAAAATTAAAAGTAATGTATGAAGGAATTTTGAATTTGGCAAATTGCGAAATTCCATGTTATGTATTAGAAGATGGTACGAGGGTTTTATCAGGAAGACAAATGCAAACAGCTTTAAAATTAACAGATGATATGCCATCATCTCAAAGTACAGGCTCTCGTTTACAAAGATATTTGAATCAAAAATCTTTGCATCCATATTTGTATAAAAATGAAGATGAAGATAAATATAGTCCTATTATATGCTATAAAGGCAACACACAAATAAATGGATATAAAGCCACAGATTTAGTTGATTTATGTGATGGTTTTTTGGAAGCAAGAAAAAATATAACTTTATCATCAAGACAGAAAATCATTGCAGACCAAGCAGAAATTTTAATGCGTAGTTTTGCAAAAGTAGGTATAATTTCTTTAATTGATGAAGCAACGGGTTATCAGTATGAACGTGAGGCTGATGCACTTCAAAAACTTTTGAAATTATACATTAGTGAAGAATTAATTCCTTGGCAAAAAACATTTCCTGATATATATTATAAGGAATTATTTCGATTAAACGGTTGGGACTTTACAGAAAAAGGTATTTCAAAAAGACCAGGCGTAATTGGAACATGGACTAATAAATTAATTTATGATGAATTACCAGACGGTATAGCCGAAGAACTAAAAAAGAAAGTTCCGACTAGTAAAAGTGGTAATAAACTTGCACGATACTTTCAATTTTTGACCGATGATTATGGAAGTCCTCATTTAAAGGAACAAATTAACAAGATTATAACTATTTTCAATATGTCTGATAATATGGAGGATATGTGGAAAAATTTTGAAAAAGCTAAAAGCAGACAAATGAATTATTTAGAACCGCCTTATAAATTTGATGAAAATGGACATACTATCGAAGATGGTGATGATTTACCAAAAGCCCCACAGTAACGGACAACTAATCCAAATTAAAGTACTACAACCTGAGTATATAACAGAAACTTTCAATATGCACTCAGATACTAACAATGATTCAATAATATTTACAGGAGACGATGAATAATCGTCTCCATTTTTCTATGAAAATATCTATGAACTATATTCTGGTCTGGGTACTTTTATTTCAATATTATTTCTGTTTTTGTCTATTAATACAACATCTGTTTTTATTTTAATAATATCTATGCCTTCATCAATATCATTGTCAAATGTTTTGAATATCTTACTAATAGTGGTTGTTCGTTGTGGAGTCGAACATAAATGTTCATTGTGGATATGAACTTATTGACTATAAATAAAATAGATGTTAGAATAAAGTCCAATAGAATATGGATAGGCATTAAAATTATGGGAAACAAAATTAAAATACTATGCTATGAATGTAAAACGTGTAACAAAACTGTATATTTTCGATCAAATGAAGAATATTCTACACAATGTAAAACGTGTAAAAATGAAATGCAGTTTAAATTTGAACATAATTACAATCCTAAAAGTGGACTGAGAGCAGTAAATGATAGTAATGTAAAGCAAAAAAATAATTCTAATATTCCTAAATCAGTAAGACCAATAGTAAAATGCTTATACTGTGGATCAGAAAATGTTAGAAAAATATCTGGTACTGAGAGAATGATGTCTGTATTGACTTTAGGATTTCTGAGTAACAAAATAAATAAGTCTTTTAAATGTAATGACTGTGGAGGAACTTTTTAAATATAAAAAATTACATTAAAAAGAGACTCCGTTAAAGAGCCTCTTTGTGCTTACGAATAAAATCTTTTCTGTATTGTATTGAATTCATCAGAGCCAATTTCGACTTCATGATTATGACTTCCGTACCTTACAAAAAATTTTCTTCCGTAAAAAACGGGAACAGATGATTTGAAAATAAATAATAGTAAAAGCTTGTTTTTATATTCAATAGGTTTAAAACGTGTCAATATTTCATTTTTAAAACTATCACTAATCGGTTGCTTTTCAATTGTCTCTTTTATCTTCTTGATATATGAATCTACACCATTATAGTATTTGTTTGCTTCATCTTTAATCCCTAAAATTGCATAATTTTTACAATAAACTATTTTTGCTTTTAATATACTGGATAATTCACTAGCATTTTTTGGTGTATCTGGAATGCCCAATATAATAACACCTTCTTCATTAGGTAATGTATTAACCATGGCTGTCATTGTACGAACAATTTTTCTTATACATTCAATATTAAACTTACCGTTATTAAAATCAGTGATTCCGGCTTTAAAATCAAACATTTGCTCTTCGACTTCTGCACGTTCAATTAAATTTACCATTCTTACATCCCATTCTTCATACTCTTTGTTTTTGTTCGGATTATAAGAGAAAAACGGTTTGAACACATTAAAAATTCGTTCAATCAATCTGTTTCTAACTTCAAAATTCCATGGGGCATTAGCAGTTCGAGTTATTTCGGTTAATTGTTTGTTGCCTAAATCTATTAAGGAGTTATGAAATTCATTATAATTAGTAAGAATCATGCTGTCTAATAACAATCTTGCTATGGAAACAAAAACTATAATAAATGCATAATCTTTATTATAAACTCTTGATCGACCAAAAAGAGCAGTTGAAAAATTTGTATTTTTTAAATTTTTATTCAATATGGAAATTGTTTTTGAAAATAATTCCATCCAATATAATATTTTTTCATCAGAATTTACAATATTGTCTAATTCTATTTTTAAATTATTGCTTAATTCATAAGCGTTTTCAAGAGTATTAGACGAAGAAGAATATTTTCCGTTTGTTAATAAATATATGTATAAATGAGCTATAATTTCTTCGTCCTTTGAATTACGCAATTGTTTCTCGTTAATGATTTTTTGTTGGAGCCAAAACGTATCATTTATGTCAATACCATAATTTAGATCTTTGTTATTTAAACTGTATAATTCAATTTTATTTACAGAAATTATATCTGATTCGCTGTAGTCCCCTCTAATATAACTTGCTGTTTTGCGAACTAAGTCGGCAAATTTCCCTGTCACACCGGCTTGTCTTAAATCTTGCTTAGATAATTTTCGGCCTTTTGAATTAATTCTTCTAAAAATCTCATCAATATTTGTAGCATCAGTTTCCGTTATTGAACATGGGATTTCATAACGTAAGAAGCTTTCACACAATTCAAGGGGTAACACAGGAAGGTTTTGAATTAATTCTGCGCCTCTAATCTTGCTCCCATAACCTGGGATAGCATCTAAATTGAAATACCCATGATACCTTTTATTAGAATCATCATAATGAATTTCATATTTGCCAAATATAAATGAAAATATTGCTTCTAATCTTTGCAATCCATCAATTATTTCAGTTCGTACTTCATTATTATCTAAAAATCTATAAGATGCTAAAAGAATGAGTGGCATAGGATATTTTCTCATCAGTGTATCAATAAAATCTTTTTTTTCTTGTAAGTCCCATACTAATTTCCTTTGATATCTTCTGTTGATTGAAAGTTTTCCAGAAACATAATCATCATATAGATTTATTATATTTATTTTTTCAACTTTTAAATCATCACTCATTGTTCTTGGTCTCTCTTTCATACGTTTATCCTCCTTAATTCTACCATTTTTTACCATATTCAACAACGAGAACATACATTCTTCATATTTTTGCGTGGTTATTTAATAAGTCAAATAATTTGACTTATTAAATAATATATCATATAATTTGACTTGTCAAGCAAAAGTTCAGATTATATGGATTTTATTGGAAATATACAGTATAATATTATTATTCCCTGTATGGAGGAACTTAGAATGAGTTTTGGTGAGGAATTATACAGATTAAGAATAAAAGCAAATTTTAAACAGGAAGATATAGCCCAAACACTTGGCGTAAAGAAAAATACTATATCAAATTATGAAAATAATATAAGTAAGCCATGTTACAATTTATTAGTTAAATTATGCAATTTGTTTAAAGTTGATGCTAACTGTTTCATGAGAGATGATCTGGAATATATATCTAATGGTATTACTTCAGAAGAGAGCCAAATCCTTTCGTCCTATCAAAAATTATCTAAATCGGATAGAAGAGTAGTAGATTTTATACTGGGTATAGGAGAGTATGATGTTTCTAAAACTATAGAAAAACATTCTAAAATTTATCTTTTCCCTGTATATGAGCAAGATGTCGCTGCAGGTCCTGGGCAATTAGGATTTGAACAGAAACATACAATGGAAGAGTTTTATGAAAGTGATATGCCAGAAAAAGTTTCATATGGTATTCACATTAAAGGAACAAGTATGAAGACCGATGACGAAAATAATATTCCTGATAAAAGTACTGTACTTATAAGTACTGAATTAGATTACGACGAATTGATCGGTGAAGCTGTTATTGCCAATATTGGTGGAGTCCTTGTATGCAAAGAGTACAATATAGCAGAAGATGGACATCTTTGGTTAAAATCCAGAAATCCGGTTAAAAGTGACGAAGATAGGCATATTTATGATATCGATCGTGTTAAAATTATTGGACGTGTTGTAAAGGTTGTAACTTCATAACTCTAACACAATAGCCAAAGAATTACAAAATAAACATCGAATGTCCATATTGTAAATCTTCAAACACTAAGAAAATAAATACAATAAACAGACTAATATCAACAACTTTATTTGGACTGAGTAGCAAAAAACTTGGTAAACAATGGCATTGTAATGAATGTGGTAGCGATTTTTAAACCTATTGTTGTATTTTTATAAAAGTAAAAGAGCAGGTGTGTACATCACCTGCTCATAGATGCTGATACAAACTGGTCGAAATAAGTTTGTACGATCCGTATGAAAATCTCCTTTAATTTAGGCGAAGACAAGCATTTCATGCTTTTCGATTATGAAATCAATGAGCAACGGCTTCTCTTCTATATTTAATATTATATATTTTTGTATTATGTGTCAATAGTATTATCAAATTTTTTTAACTTCATACACAATGATTTGTTTGCTATTTGCGTAAAATGAAAGATACTATTACAATCCTACAGTTACTCAATTCTTATTTATCATTTGAAAATTATTAAGTGTCATATTTTGCGGTTGAAACTACATACTTTGTTATCGTTAAGCCTTGATTTTTTTAATAAAGCATGTAAAGTCTTTATTATATATTACATCAAACCAAAGGAGAACACAACACCAATGAAAAAAATCTTAAAAAACACACGATTCTGGCAGGTTATATCAGCAATCCTCTTTATTGCGGTAATTGGATCAGGAGGGAGTGGCAATGCCCAAGAACTTACAGACCTAAAAGCGAATCTTGAAAGTATACAAGAAGAGAATGATGAGCTACATGAGTTGTACACTAAATCCATCAATGATCTATCAGATTTAAACATCAAAAATGAAGATTTACAAAAAGAGATATCAGAGCAAAAATCCGAAATAGAACGTCTTACTCAAGAAAATTCTTCTTCAGATAATTATGAGAAGCAAATTCAAGATTTGCAGACGCAAGTAGCATCATTGGAAGAAGAAAAATCTACACTGAGCGATCAAGTTTCTTCGTTAGGTAATGAAAATTCGACACTGCAATCCAAAGTAGATGAGTATGAAAATACTATAAACTCTTTGAAAGAATCGTCTGATAAAGTATCTTCACAAGAAATTTCGTCCGGGGATAGCGGTTCTTCCAGTTTTAATTCTGCAGGCACAGAACAGTCAATTAACAACTCAGGATCATCTGGTGGAACCATCGTATACGTAACGAGGACAGGAAATAAATACCACCGTGGAAGCTGCAGCTATCTTAGGCAGAGTAAAATAGAAATTGACAAAGAAGCGGCCATAGCACAGGGGTATGGAGCATGTAGCAGATGTAACCCATAGCAGAAATAAATAATTAAGGCAAATAGGATAGTAGTGCATATAAAAAAGACACCTTGGTGAGAGGTGTCTTTTAGATTATGTAATATACATAATTCAATCTGTTTTTACATTATCTGTTTCTCTAAATATTTTTACTAGTTCGGTGATAGAAGAATCAAATACGTTATGAATAATATAATTTAATATAGCAATTAATTCAATAACTACTGATGTAATATAAGCAGATACGAATGTGAACGAACTGTTTACAATCTCGATATCCGCATTGCCAGATGTTGCATATGTAAGAGTTTTATTAGAAAGTTTAAAGACTACTACAAACTGTCCAATTAAAAAGAGTGCTAATAATACAATTAAAATATATTTATGAATTCTTTTTGATTTCTCATTACTTGATATTTCTGGCGATAAATAATCTATTAAAACTTGATTATTAACATTTTTGATTAAGCTCCGGTCATTTACTTTCTTATGATTTTTTTCACTATGTAAATCATTTTGAGGTTTATTCTCTGGTACTTCCTCTGTTAATAATTGTTCAATAGATATCCTTATGTCTTTTACATTTGGTGTCATTTGGAATTATTCCTCACTTAATGGTATATCTTTAAAATAGTCTAATCCCAAATAATCTAATCGCGCTGCCATTACATTAGTTGAAACTCCAAATATTATAGATAATGCCTTTAAAGACGGAATAATAAATTCTTTATATTTTTTTAAAAGAAGTGGTTTAGGTATTAGTAATTCCCCTGCAAATATATTTGCTTCAATTTCATGAGGATCATGGATATCACCATTAATTCGAAATTCGATGTGAGATATTTTTAGATTCTCTGAATGTTTACAGCAATGTCCGAGTTCATGAGCAATTGTAAAAATTTTTCTGTTGTAGGTATCAGCTTTCCTATAGAATATTGCCAAATTATCACCTTTTGACATTGCGGCACCAAGAATAGAACCTGGTTCAACATCATTCGTTTTCTCTATGTCAGAAAAATCTTTTGCTATTACAGAAATACCTATTTTATCTAATAGAGAGGAAATATCTATCGGCGGTTCTAATTTGATATCATATGCATTTAATAAATCAATAGCATTTTTGTTTTTTATCTTTTCTAATATACTACACATATTATCACCACCGTAACTTGTTCTCTTTTGCTTTACTTTTGTGAAATCTATAATATTATTCATAGCTTGTCCCCCAATACTATGATATAATATTAATAAACTATTTTGTTTTGAATTTTTCGCAAAAAATGTTATTATATCACAATAGTCTCTATAAGTCAATAAAAATATATGATTTTTTGGCGTTTTTTGCGAATTCTGTCTTGTTTTACTTATTTTAGCACATAAAGTATAATATGTCTATAATTTTCAAAAAATTGTCCAATTTTGTTGACTTTTTTGAATTTGACTAGTATAATATTCTGCCAGAAACATGTCACGAAGTAGTTAATAAAATCATATAATATAAAAGTATAATACTATTGGCTCTTTTGATCTATCTGATAAAGTTTATTCTATTTATAAAACGTAATTAATGTAATCGTTTTTCGCATTAATATATTTATTTTTATAGCAAACGTAAACTAATAATTTTATAGTTTAACCACACATATATCCCCTCGGTCTTTCTTCCGGGAACGCCTTATAATACAAATATATAGCATATTTCACAGACATCTCCCCATGAGCTTTTAGATCAGGATTACGTTCAGTGGCATAAGCATACATTAAATAGGCATCATGATTCTCAAACGTCAATGGTCTACTCATTTCATACCTCCATATCAAAAACAAACATTTGTTCCTGTATATACATTATACAAACACATGTTCGATAAGTCAATAGAATTTTTATAGATATAACAATACTGGTTCATTCATTACTGGAAAATAGTAAAAACATAATGTATACTTTTTCTATAAATAATGAAAGGATTTGTAGTGATGGATTTAGGAACACGTTTGAAAAATCTCAGAATAGAAAAAGGACTATCGCAGCGAGATCTTGCGGATATGGTAGGATGTAGCCATCAGACAATAGCATCACTTGAAAGAAATGAAAATAATTCCAAGATTGAAGTACTTAATAAATTATGTTATATATTTAACGTTTCCGCTGACTATCTTATCAATGGAATTTCCTTTAATGCAATTAACGACTTATCAATCGAAGAAATACAACTTATCTTAAAATATCGTAATTTATCTGATTATTATAAATTTATAATTGAACAGATTATTAAATCAACGGAAAAGATCGAATATAGAAGGGGCGGAGAGTAGAAGTTCTCAACCCCTTTTTCTTGGATTCTATACTGTTCTAATTTTATTTCGCCAATAATCAAAACGACCACGGACATTTTCGGAGCTACTTGTTCCGCTTATTACATATTGTTTATATTCTTCATTAGTGTCATAAGTACTTAAGAAATCATTTATTAGCTCTATTAACTTTGAGAAGGACTTTTTATCTTTTACAATTCTATAACCAGAATATAAAATTACAGATATTGAGGTAATAGGTACTTTGATTTCTTCAAAGGCTTCGTCAAACTTATCCATTGCATCTTGCAGCACACCAATCTTGTCTAAGCTCTTATCAGCGTGGTCTTTAACAAAAACATCAATGTCTTTGGTTCTGAATGATGTGAAATCATTTTCCTGATTGGTACTGATCAACATCAATGTTTGTATAATGAGATCCCTATCGGTTCCATTTTTATGTTGCGCAGGTGTTATCAGCTTCCTCATAAAAGGATGATTAGATAAAGAGTATACAGCATCACTAAATTCATCTGATTCATGAACAATACGTAACAATTTTCCGCTAAGGGGTTTTGAACTGTTTTGCCGTCTGAACATTTCTTTTACATCTTCATCTGTAAATTCTGATAAAGTACAAAATTCTAGTTCACAGGACAGAAGAGTAGAACGAACCTCTTCATCAAGTTTGTTGAATTTCTTTTTTGCTATTATATATTCCTTTAAAACGGGTTCCCCGTTCTCCTTTGTTGCGATTGTAATATTTGGTGTATCTTTGTGAAGTGCAAATTTATTATTAAGATAATCAATACAGGTAGAGGTTCTCTGAGAACCATCAAGTGTATACAGCGTGTCATTCTCGTCGACTATATAGATAGGATTGACTGGAAATCCTGACAATAAGCTGTGAATTAGAAGGGATTTCATTTTAGGAGACCACTGTCCAACAGGTCGTTGAAGCTTATGAGAAAAAGATATATTCCCTTTTTTACTCTGATTGTTGATCCATTGCAATGTACGAGATCTATTTGATGTCTTCATCTGTTACCTCCAAAAATAATTTATGTGTTTTTCAGGGTAACATATTTGTCGAAATTTGTAAATGTTTTTTGACAAAAAACGATAAATAAAGCATCTGGTATTATGCCAGATGCCCATTTAACAGTTCTATAATTTCTTCTGGAGTCTTTCCTGATTCTTTAATCATTTTCATCAGTTCTATCTGTTTTGCTTTACTTGCTTTTTTAGCAGCTAATTTTTCTTCCTTGAGTTGTTCTTTATAAGCGCTTTTCAGATCTTCTTTTGCAGATTTCAGTTCCGCTTCTAATTTGAGTACCTTTTCATGAATCTTAGCTGCTTTTCCCGTGTACGTAATTTCCCTTTTTACTCCTCTTGGCATAATGCCCTCCTGTTTTTGATATTTATAACATAATACAACAGAAGAGTAGCATATTGAGAAATATTTGTAAACGGGTTATTATGAATTTTTATTAAATTTTTTGTAAATTATTCTTGTGATGCTTCTTTATCCTCCAGGTATTTTATTATATTCTCCGGTAATTCTAAATCACCCTGAATCTCAGGAAATAATAATTGAATATTTTCCGGAGATTCCAATGAAGCATATATTTCTCCACCTTTGTCAAGGAAGAGAATAAGTTTATCTAATGATCTTTCGGTCTTATCTCGTTCCTCTGGATCTAATTGCATTTCATGATCTTTTTCTAATCGCCTGATAACAATTTCCATGCCAGCATCTTTCAACTGTCGAAACATCTCTAACTGTTCCTCAGCTAATTCGTTTTTAAGCTGTGCGCTTTTAAGCATTTCTTCTTGTTGTTGTATAGTGATATAATGTGAACGCAAGGCAAGTGCTTTATCTAACAAAGATGCAGTATTTGTAAGAATTACTGAAACTGAAGTAGCCGCAATCGTAAGTTTTAACCAGTTCGACCCAACATCAACAGAACCAAATTTGATGACTTCTCCATCACACTGTAAAAATGGACATTGAGAAAAGATGAAATTAAGATCCTTTAAATAAGAAATATATTCATCCAAATCCTCACATGCAGGTAACTTTATGTCAATCGCATTAGAATTGTCGTCGTCATTAAGACCCATACTTTCATATAATTCAATAATAGTATATATTTTATTATATATGTTAGTTTCTTGTACTATAAGTTTAGAAGCCAATTTATTACTGATTTTAGGCTCTTCTTCTTCTCGTTCAATTGAAGGAACTGTTTTCAAATATATTTCAATATCTTCTTTGAAAACTGGAATTTTCGAGAGTTTTCTAAATCTTCTCTGAATCTCTTCCCAGCTTTCAATCGTATTAATTCCATTTCCTTTGTCAATTATATGGTTTTTGTAAAAGAAGTCAACATTCTGTTTACATAAACGATATACATTATATAATTTCATCTTATCAGTAACTCCTATTTGTATTTTCAAATAATTATATCACCTCACTATTATTTGTACAAGATTTATAGAAGTTTAATTATTGATTGTTAAATATTTTCTCCGTTTCTTCCACTACGGCTAGGAGAATTCCTTGCGTTATCCTATCTCTTCCTGATTGTAATATAGGTGCTATAAAGAAACAGGAGAGCAGCAATGCTCTTTTGGTTTATACCCAGTCACGAGCAGGTTTTCCTTCCTGGTTTTATGATATGTTCGAATAAATGTTCAGACTATGTTTCTGCTTTGTGATATGATATACTAATTTAGCAATACAGAAATTTGATCCTATAGCCTTCTCCAAGTTATGTCTTATTTCCACAATAAGACTAGGTTGTTCCACACAACCTACCAAAAATAGTACGATATTCAAAACAATAATTGATGTCGGAGGTGGCTTATGGGAAATATAATCGAAAGTGTTGCTGAGTGTGATTCGATGTATGGAATGATTTGTATTGTGATAAGCTTTGCTTTCTTTTATGCTACCATTCGATTTGTATTGCCTTACATATATAAAATTGTGTGTAAAATATGCAACACATTGGTAAAGTACAACGATGTTCACGCAAAAGCCAATGTTAAGGATGTTTCTTTTGAAACTGAATTACATAGGTGATTTGGACTACTGGATTACTTCTGGTAGTCCCTTTTAATTAATAAATTTTATTGGTTGGATTTATCATCCAAACGTATTACTGAAATTTATAAAATCGCAATACGCACTATACCTTAAAAGCATCTTCAATAAGGCAGAAGATACTCTGAGGATCGGTATGTCTCTGAACATCCATTCCTATTCAACATGTTAGTCCTTTTTACAGGGTTATTAGTTTAGAGAATTTTCTTAGGAATGTGTGCTGCTGATTCTGTTCGTTACCCTTTTTAACAACACTTAGGCACACTCTGTATTTGCATACAGATTACCATATGTCGAATATTCTGTTTTTTCTGCCTTTCGCACATTTACGTTTATTGTTACCAATTCCGCTTTAGTCGAATATTCATGAGGTCTTTCCAGCAATTACTCCTCGTTAGTTTGTTTTAGAACTCCCAATGCATAGATTTGTACTATGAACCATTTTATCATTTCCTTATCTATGTTAGCCCAATTAAAACTGTAGGAGAGTTTTAATGTACCTTTATTTCAAGGTTAAGCAAAGTTCTTTACGAATTCTTTAATGCCGAATAATCCGGCTCCCATTCCGATGGATCCAAACAATCCAAGTTTGGAGGTAAGTGTGTCGATGATATTCATAACTGATGTTAAACCGTCAACGACCGTTTTCATATCATCACGCTTAAAGAGGTTTTGGGCTACTGAAGTGCCTGTTTCAGATAGGCGATTTAGTTTGTAGTCGAGTGAGTCCATAATCACCGACATTTCTGCTTCTGCATTACCAGCAGAATTCGCCATTAAATCCATAGATTCTTGCGCAGATTTGAAATTGGATATCAACGCTGCTAGTGCCTGTCCGTTTCGCTTGCCCGCTAAAACTTCAAGTAATTGAGCCTGATTCTTATCTGTAAGATCATCCCAGATTCCAAAAATCTCTTCTAAGATTTTGTATGTTGATTTATATGTTTCTTTTGTTTCATCAGTAAATAAACTGATACCACCAGGAGTTTTAGCTGTTTTAGTTAAATCTGCAATTTCTCCTTTTAAATTTTCTAGTTCTTCTGTGTAGGCTTCAACCTCTTCATCGTATCCCCTGATCCTCATGCTGGTGGTCTTCATAACTTGACCAGCTCCAGCTGCGTCTCTGGTGATTTCTACAATTGCTTCCCCCATTGCAATTGACTCTTCAATACTATTATTTGCAGAAGCAAGAGCAGAAGAAGATCTTGTTAAGAAATCTACTATGTCGGAGTTATTTAAAGCTTTAGAATTTCCAATCACATTAATTTTTGACATAATGCCATCAACAACGTCATCTGCGTTATCTAATCCTATTGAGAAAGCTTTCATTGTGGAAACAAGCCCATCAGTGGCAGAATCCAAATCAAGTCCAGGAGAAATAGATGCGAACATAGATGAATATTTTGCCATCTTTGTGGCCATTGCTTCGCTGCTGAAGCCGAGTCTAGACCAAGCACTTGCTTGGTTAATTATCTCCTCAGTAGTAACACCCATCTGTTTAGCTACTTTATTAGAAGAATAATAAAAATCTTCCAGTTCGCTGGCAGTCATAGTAGTAGTCTTTTTTAGATCCACTAAAGCAGTATCCAAACTTCTAACTGTGCCAATTCCACCTTTAATAGATTGAATTGCTTTCATAACCAGAAAAGTAGAACTTGTCCAATATGTAAAAGAACTCATTCCTTCTTTTAAAGTCTGGAACCATGACTTACCTAATTTTCCAGCATTTCTGGCGGCATTACCAACATTAATAAAAGATGCTTCAATTTCTCTTACCTGTTGATTAGTTAGTTTTGCTCCAGATGCCGTCTGTGCCAACATATTCTTTAAATCAGCTCCCCACTTCCTATGCGAAGCTCCATTTTTATCATAGAATTCTTGAATTCTTTGATGTAGAGACGAAATAGTAGAATCTTTTGCAAGTTCTGCATTCATTGTCTTAACAGAATTTGTAACTGACTTTATTTGAATATCTAATTCTTTTTCAGCAGCAATCAATGCCTGTTGATTTGTAACTGAATTATCTTTGGATAGGGTAGTAGAAGCTGCTTTAAGATTTTCAAATGCTTTAGATAATGAATTAGTGTTGATTCTTGCATTACCTGTTTCATCTGTCCATTGTCTGGTTTTGGAAATAAGAGTTTCTACTTTGGATTCATATCCACCAGTTTCTATTTGAAATTGAATTTTATTTATCTGCGATATAGCCTTGGTTTCAGCCTTGACACGAGTTAATTGTGTTTCAGCTATTCTAAGTTTATCAATAAATGTATCAAGAGAAGACTTATCCCCAACATTAGCAATAGCAGAATCTAATTCTCTAATAGTTTGAGTCATCTGATCAAAACCATTAGAATTAGCTTTTAACTTGCCTAATCGTTCTTGAGCTTGGGCAATACCAGAGGAAATATCAACACTTTTCATTTGGGTAGCTACATTTTCAGCATTTCTAAATTGTGCTACCATTGATTCTAACGCTGTAATTTCTCTTTGAGCATTGGATACCATTGATGAAAAAGTAGTGTTATCAGCATTTCTTACATTTTCAATAGCTTGAGCAACTTTGTCATATTGTGTTGAAAGTGCTGAAATATTATTAGAATCTTTGATGGGTCTGGAAGCATTTACGTCAGAATAATTAGATTTTAGCTTATCCAGTTTTGTCTGGAGACTATCAGCTTTTGCGGAGATAGCATCTATTTGTTTAATAACTCCATTGTTATTTATTGAACCACCAACATATTGAAAACTTTTTCCTGTGGATTTTCCCTGTGCGTCTAGCATGTCTTTTAAACGATATGTTAGACTTTCTACTTCGCCATTTGCCTTTTTAATATTTACAACAAATCCATCAAGAAATGTTCCAGAGTCGGTTTGTTTCATCTGCTCTTTAATAGTGACTATTCCATTTGCAATATTTTTAAATTCTTCTTGAGCAACTTTTGCAACATTATTTCGTTTGTCAGCGGAAAAAGTGAATTCAGTTGTAAAATTTCCTTTTTGAATTACAGAATTTACTTCGTTTCTAATTTGATTGCTGATTTGTCGCCCCATCTCTCGACCTGTTTTTTGCGCTTCTTTAACAGCATTTCCACGATCGATATTGATATTAGAAATAGTAATTTTCTGATTAAGAACACCTTCTAATTGTTTAACTAAATTAGAAATAGTATTTGGATCAATTTCAGCCTGAACTTTTAATTTATTTAATTGTCCTTGTATTTTGTCAATATCTGAATTAATAAGTCCTTTTGATTTCGCTTCATCTAATTTCGCTTGAAGTTCTATCAAAAATTCATTCATATTCTAGTTCCTCCTATTCTATTTTTGAACACAAAAATACTCTCCAATTAGAAGTAGGAGAGTAGAATACTTTATTTTATTTTTAAACCTTGTTTTTTCAATTCTTCTTTTAAAATGTCTAATGCATGGTCTTCACAGAATGCAATAAAAGTATCCCAGAAACGGTGTTCTTTAGTTTCATCAGTAATGATACCTCCGTGGCTGCCAATGTTCGCAGCAAATAATTGGCGTTCACCAGTCCAAAAACTGTTATAATTCATTTTAGATTTATCCATAAATACTTGACCACAAGTTTGATTCATCATTTTAGTAATTGCTGATTCCCAGAACTGATATGTTCTGCGATAGAAGTCTGGTGTGAATACATCATAAAATTCATCATCAATAATTTGCTGGAGACTTCCCAAAAGTCTGTTACATGCATTTTCTACAGATTTGTTACATGCAGCATTAATACATATCTTTAAATCATTCGGAGATCTTATTATTGTAGCCATAAATTTTATTTACTAATTGTATTGATATTGTGTATAATTTGAGCGAATTCATGAACTAATTTCTTTTCGACTTCTTCACGATTATTGGCAATGTATTTTAACCCTTCTTCCAATGCTGTATAAATTCCTAACTTGATAGTGATTTCTTTTCTTTTCATTAAATACCATTTAAATAATGTTATCATATATCCTCCTTACGGGTGTCCAAGTACCCATTTAAATGTAAAAGTATTTTCTTCTGTTTTGATTGTCATTATATGATTCTCAAAATCATAACTCTTATTTATAATTTGCGGACTTGTGTTGAATATATTCATAAAAGCGTCCTGAGCATCAATAGACCAGTTATTATTATCGAGATATTCTTTGATTTCTTGATCAGTCACGAATAATTACCTCAATTTCGGTTCTTGGGTTGTTTTTGTCTACGTATCTCCAAAATAATTTTTCTCTAGTTATTGGATGTTTGCCAGAAGATTTTTCTATTCCTTTGCAACATTTATGTATTCTTGAATTATCAGTATGATAATACTCAGCAGCTTCTCTTGCATTAGCAAAAATAACTCCGGTATTAATACATTCTACTGGTATTGAACATACATTGTTTGCACCTTTTAGCTGTTTACTATGATTAATTTTCCATTCTTCCGTATGGTGATAAGGATTTAATTTTTTAGTCTTTTTTTGCTTTTCAATTACCTCTTTTGGCATTTTCTTACCTTTCCAATATCCTTGATGTGTTATAAAGTATTTGCTTACTGTTTTACTTATTTTCTTTTTCGTTTCTTTAGATCTTTTTTGCCCTAAAAATCCATCTCCTCCAAGAGTCAAATTGTAACCAAAGTTAGAATCATTTGAATTATAAAATGAAATATAGTATCTTTCCTTCTCATTTGCTTCTTTATGTGTCAGATTTTCTTCTAAAATAATATGCTCAAAATTATCCCAACCATATTTTTGTATTGCATTCCAAAAATAATTTGTTTTATTTTGATTATGATATCCATGTCCTGACTGCCATCTTCTCTGAACAGTTTGTTTTGTTATACCAACATATTTTTTGTTATTTACTTTATTCACGTGAACATATACTTTATAATTTTTTATTTCGTTTGCGTCCTGCTCGTTGTTTTTTAACGTATTCATATTCGCACCATCCTCCGTCAATTTTTGAGTAGCAAATCCACTTATAATCAACCGTAGGGTAGTGATACCAAAATAGTTTTCTTTTTAAAATTGAGACACTGTCAGGACATCCTTTAGTATCAATAACTTCTTCATGACCATCTTTATAAACAATAAAAAAATCAGCCACATATTTAACTGGCTGAACAGTCTTATTGTTATGTATGAACTTTGGTTGTAACTCATATGGTTTTTGTAATTCATATTTTACCACATCGCCACTCTCCACTTTAGGGCAAAGAACATCACGAAAGTATTTCATTTCAAGTATTGAATCAAAAGTTATTCCATTATAAGTACGTTTGCTAATATCTTTATCTACATTAAATTTTGTCCTTGTTGATATATTATTTCACCTCTTTTTAATTAATTATTAAAGAGCGCTTCGCAATGAAATCGCTCTTTCAATAATCATTCACTCTTTATAATTAACTTTGTTTCTACAGGGATTACCTGCAAATGATTTTTGACATAATTATACTTTGTATCCCTGCTATGATTACCATTTAATCCTTTGTATGCATTGAAAATCTCATTAAATTCATCAACTTCGGACTCTGGAATTCCATCTAATGCTATATATTCTCTATATCTTTTATCAATTTCTGCACCAAGTAATTCTTTGCTTCCGCACATTAACGCTTCAATCTGTTTTCCACGCTGTTTTTCATTTTCTGATACCGAAATAATAGAGTCAGTTAATTCTTTTTGAATCTTTATTGATTGTTCCCTGTCCTTTATACGGTTATCTGAGAATTGTTTGATTTGTTTTTGAGTTTCAGATATGGATTTTTTTATTTCCGCCATAAATTCAGCTAATTCATTTCGAATGCGTTCATCATGTTCATCAGACTGTTTAGTGTCTTCTGAATGTCTTTCCTGCAAAGCAGTCAGATTTTGAGAAGTACGCAAAAGAAGTTCGTGCTCTTCTCTTTTTTTCCTCATCCATTTAGTCTCAATCCCAAAAAAATCTATAATCCATTCAAGTGCCAGGACACACCCCTTAAAAGCAACAAAAATTACACATGTTGCAATAATATAAGAAAGAAAATTAATATTTGATAATTCTGTAATTATTTCCATTTCATATATATGCCTTTCACGTTTATCTTAAACCTAATAGAGATTTCCATGTATTTCCTGACTTGGTTGCTTCTCCATCAGGGGTTTTCATTCCAACGATTTTTTTCTGATATGACTTTAATGCACTGTCAAATTTTGTTCCAGCAATCCCGTCTTCTGTTCCACAAGAATAGCTAAGTGAATTAAGATATTTCTGAATTGGTTTTACGACAGCGTGTCTATTGTTTTTTGTTTTAGATACAGTTACTGTTTTGGATAGAGTTTCAGATCCGGCAATACCATCTACCTTTGCACCAATAGCAGACTGTATATCTTTGATAAATTGCGTCTTAGTGTAAGTGCTGTTTGTTGAAATGTTTGTTGATTGTGACACATCATAAGCAGGTCTTCCGTAACCAGCTATTTTTGAATAATTAAGAGGATATGATTTTTTACATACGCCACCGCCATTTGCAATTACACCATTAGCACCAGAAGTATTTCCTTCTATAGTATACACTTTGGAAGAATCAATTTTATATACTAATCCAGTATGATAAATTCGCACATTGTTTTTAAAGAAAATT